CAACCCGCTTGTTTGCGGCCACTTCACTATCATTCCTGGCCCTGGGGTAGGGTTCCCTGTAATCGTGCCTTATTTTGGCTCTAGCCTGCTCTCTCGTCGTGATGCGGGGTTGTCTCCCCCTCTGTACTTCACTGAGGTCGTTCATGGCCCCGTTAGCACACTCGTCTATCCACGGAGAGTCAGGCAGTTTTGGAGCGCCAGTGGTGAGTAACTTCTGCATAGGAGTCTTGCAGTCTACGCACATGCTCCTGTACTGTTCATCCATCTTGTGAAACACCTCTACCACGTTATCACACTCTTTGCAGCCATAGTCATATAACGGCATTTACAAACTCCTTCCCTGAGGGCTACCCTGAGGGCCACCCTTGGTTGCGTCTGCCTGCACTTCCTTCATCTGATTGAGTGCAGCGTTGTATTCCTGGTCATCCATCTGGGCGATCTTAGTGACCGCCTCGACGATCTCTTCATTCATACCAAGCTCTTCCAGGCGCTCAAGTAGCTGACCAAACTGACCCATCTCCATCCGGTGGATAACCTCTTCTCGGTTAGGCCAATCCAGCCTGATTAGGAGTTCCCTAATGTCTATGGCCCCCTGTTGGTGTAGTTCCTTGGCTTCCTCTCGCTGTTGCAGCCTAGAGGTAGGCATGGTGGAGCCAGCTTCCACGGTGAAATGGAGCGGTATGATCATGTCCTTACCGATCATCTGTCCTGTGTCGGTGGACCCACCCTCTCTCTCAACGAAGAAGATTCGCTCTTCAGTGTAGAAATTCTGTGCATGAGAGAGCCACATACGGCCCCTCTCCCTGATCATCTTACCGTATCCCCTGATCTTGCCACGGAGCATAGTGTGCATTGACTCTATGATGGTAGCCACCGTCTTGAAGGCCATTCGGCCCTTGGCAATGCTGGGATCAGTCATGTCGAAAATCCCGGCTATCTTATCGAACATTTCCCTATAGATTCCAAGTATTTGCTCAATGTCACGCTGGGGGGCGGGTGGCTTCATGTGCTGTATAGCTGCACCCACAATGTGATCCTTGGGGTTAATGACCTTTGCCGGGGCGTTAGTGAAGGCGCTATTAGGTACCTGGGCGTTTCTTGGGTTGATTACAGGACTTCTAACAGCCTTGTCCTTGACTATGTTCAACTGGGTAAGACACTTATCTATCTCGAAGTTCATCATCTCAAGCTGCTCTATGGAGCTAAAGCCCCACGGAGAGACGATGTCCCTATTCGATTCGGCCTTGTAGAATGGAAACCTTGACCATAGGTAGGTCTGGGAAGCCAACTCAGGCTCTAGCATCGGATTGATTGAGGGATTCTTCCGGTCACTGAGAACGATGTCCCCACCGTTACAGCATGTGATACATCTGACATTGCCAGGGTACTTTGGCTGCTTCTCTGTGATTGCCTCGACCATGTTGATCCCACCAAACTCGTCAACTTCCATCCTGGCAGGCGCTACCTCAACGTCGATCTGAGTGAAATCCTTAACCCAAAACTCAAGGATTAACACGTCACCTTTGCCGCCCATGATCTTAGCAATGGCTTCTATATTACCAGTGTAGGTAGCATGGTCTACTCCAAAGTCACCGTGTTCTCTTCCCCTTGAGCTTGTGGTACCACCAAAAATCTCTCGTCTACCTTCGCCAAGCTTGTCACGCCAGAGCTTATCTGAGGTGATGTAGTCAGCCATGTCGGGCCACATACGCCTAGCCTGGTTGACTGGTATTGTGTAGTAGTGTAGGTTAGCCTCGGCCTTCTCCTGTCTCTTCTCGTCTAGGGGCCAGAAACCAAAGTTGTGGGGGTCAACTGTGATTGTTTCAACTTCCCCGATACCGTTACTGAGGGCAGGATTGAAGACTGTCTTCTCAATGACACATCCGCTAATCTCTGACATAGTCACTGAGTCAGACAAGACAGCTTGCTGTTCAGTCTCGTTCCACCAGTACCTGGCTACCTTATGTATGTTCCTGGCTATTTTATCGTCCTCAGCCATGATGTCAAAGGTCGGGTTCTGGTCAGTAAGAAGACTGACTGTCCTTGTAATGTAGTTCCATATTAAGTTAACCGTAGAGAGTTTTCCCTTGCCCTGGCTCTTCCAATGTTTGGCACGGTATAGCTCGTAATTGCGTAACCATTTTTGTGGCAGCTTTTTCTTGTCCTTATCCGTTACCACCTCACCAAGGATTGTAAAGCAATAGTGACCCACGTTCTCATGGCTCTCTTCGGGAATGATACAGGTGGTGAGCGCCTTCTCTTCTGGCTGAAGGTTCTCCTTGGCCTTGGTAGATATAGCGCCACTAGCAGTCTTCTCTACAGCCTGTGCAACTTTAGGAATTTGTTCTGCCATCTTCAATCTCCGCTTTTAGTCGTGCCATAGCTCGTCTGTAACAACGTAGGTTGTCGGTATACCTATTGTCACCCCTAACGTCGCCCCCACAGCCGCAAGGACACTTACCAGAAACACCCTGTATCCGGTATGGTTTATGCTCGTCGGAGAGGAACGTGTCTGCTTCTTCGTGGTGTCCCTCTATAATGTCTATAAACAAATGTTGGTCACCCTCAGGCGGGGTAGCGGCATGGGGACAGATAAAATCAAGCGCCCCAGCGTGGGGACCGGGTAGGTCCCAGTTTTCACAGCCTGGATGTGGGTGAATCATGGTACCAACAAGGGGAACCTCACACTCTGCCGGGATTATGTAGCCAACCCTACCCTTGCAGATAGTGCATATTATGTCCACCCTGTCTGGACTTTCCATCACCTGTTTCTCGTTAAATGCTTCGATCTCTTTTAACATTGATCACCTCTTAGAACTCACTGTGTCTGTGAAGTCTGTCAAGTTCCTTTAGGACTTCGTCACTAGGGAACTCACCACCAGCGGTTACCCCGGTATCGTCTTCGGACTGCCACTGTTCCTCGAAGAACTTGTCATCCATGACCTCTTCTGTTGGATCAAATGGTTCGTCCTTGACTTGTTTGTCCGTACTATTGCTGTGCAACTTGCCAAGCAGGAACCCAAAGCCAAGTAACAGGCCCCCGGCAAAAACGCCTGCCGTGAATGCCCAAAACGCCCACTGAATAAACATTAGTTCCATACCATTTCGTCCTCTCTATCCTCCGATTCAGTTCTGTATTCCTCACCAAAGTCCCCTTCGTGGAAGTCTGTAGCAAAAGCCTCAAAGGGGTCCTCGAACTGTATCTGTTGACCCTCAAGGTTCTCGCTCCACTTCTGAAGAGGCCCACCAGTTGGTGGCTTCCATACCTCAGGGAAGTAATCGGCAAACGCCAGCATAAGTGCGTCAGCAAGGTCAGGAGACTTTAGACCATCCCGCCTCATTTTCTCCTTAGACCAAATCGCTATCTTACCACTGGGGTTATGCTCGTACCGTATCGAACAAACTTGCTCCACAAACTTTACCATGTCGGGCCGGGAAAGGCTTTTCTTTAGCGGAGCCAAGGATATATTTCCGTCCTCGAACCGCTTTCTTAGCTGCCAGAAATACTCAGCACGGAGATTAGCAAACTTGTCTTTGTGTGTCGCTGACCTTCCGACCTCTACACCAGTGATGTTGTAACCCTGTTCTACCACACGATCTACAACCCCTGCCCCTACGCCAATCTCGTCAACCTTGATGTTGTTAGGCTCTACAGCCCCGCATAGGGCCACCACCTGTGCAGCCGTCTTCATGGTACTTTGTTTGGGGTACTGCTTTATCCCTACTACGGTGACTCCCTTGACCAGTACAAATACCGTCTTGTTCTCACCGTACCGGGCAACGTCCACCCCGGCTGCGTCAAAATTCTTATCTGATAAGCGTTTAACAGATGATACCTCTCTCTCGAATGCTTCCATGACCCAGTCTTTCGGGATCAGGGTAAAGTCTGATTCAACCGGAAATTTACCCAGTACCCTGATCCGGTACATGTCAGAGTCCTCACCGAACTCAGTGCCTATCTCCCTTACGAACCGGGCGCTAACACGGGGTGATTCCTCACCGTTAAAGGTCAGACAAAACCACGGGTCACCTTCCCAGAGGCTGTGCGAGTTGTAGAAGAACCCGCTAGTCCTAGTTGGGTTGGAGGTCATGACACATCTATTGTCTTCCTCAGTCAGCGCACCTCTAACAACTGTGAAAAC